GAATTAACTCCATAATTCACTTTAACCACTTCTTCATCGTTGTATAAACTAAATTTACCAAGTTTAGGTTCATAGTCTTCAACAGATTTTAAATCACTCATAGTGTAATTATCTGCACTACGATTTAACGGCATACCCGCAATAAGTCCAGCTATTGCCACTGTATATTCCTGTGCTGTAAAATCTCCATAAATGGACTTATATGTTCCACCATTTGCAAGTTCTACAATAGCTACATGATCTGTTTTATTCGCATAGCTTGATACATATTTTATAGTTTTACCAATTGCACCAGTATTTCCAAATTGCTGCTTTACCCAATTTACAACCGTTTGGTCTTCTGTTTCTAATGCTTTTGGATAAGCTAACCAGTTAAACTTTCGCATTTCTAAATCCTTTAATACTTTGCTTATATCTTCTCCACTTTGTATAACTCTGATTAATATCTTAAATGCTCCATAATGCATAGCTAAATTAATATATTTAATATTATCTTTATCCCATTTTTCAGCTTCAACATCGGCTATAGTTTTAAAAGTGTACCATTTTTCAGTAGCTTTTGTATCTTGCAAAATCAAACAAACAGTACCTCTTTCACTTCTTTGAATAGCTGTCGTTGCTAATGTTTTAAATGCAATACTAATGCTTGGACTCGCATTAATTTGTCCGACTATTGCCATTTTATCACTCTCCTATTTCTTTAATTTCATTTTTAAATTTCTCATTATCTTGTAATTAAATGGAACTCCCTTTTTATCAAATAACGATAATTTTTTAAACACCTCATCACTAATCAAATCATTATTCTCATCAAATAATGATACTTTATTACCTTTTTCATCAAATAAATCTAATTTTTTTATCAACTCATATTCCGTTAACTCCGTGTCGTCATTCAATATTTCTTTTATTGTTTCAATACTATTGTCAAAAGTTCTTAAATCAGTCCCATACACATCAAATAAATCTAAATCGAAAATGTAATGACCTAGACCATCTACCATTTTTGTATGCTCATTTTTTAAAGTTAGACATCTATCTTTAACTTTTAAAATCTTATTACCTTTAGTTTCAAACATATTATCCAACTCATCAAGCGCTTTATAAACTTCCATTGTATTATTTTCATCATTTTCAGGAATATATATAATGTCTAAGCTAATGAATATCCTCTTTTTATAATTCGCAAAAAACTCATTTTTGTAGTCAATTACTTGGATATAATAGCACGGTCTAGTCAAAGCATTTATATTATCAATTCCAACTTCTTTATCTGTAAAATCGTATATTTTTTTGCTCAGGGCTTTTATAAAATCCATAAATTCCATTATTATTCAAACTCCGCTTTTATTGTTGACCCTATTTCATCTTTAAATATAGGTTCTAATTTTTCTATTGTTTTCTTTAACATAAACACACCAGGTACTACTTCACCTGTATCTTTACCAAAATACACTGCTCTATGTCCATATTCAACATGGTTTACATACTCCACATTGTTATAAACCATCTGTTTGAAACTTCCACCATTTTCCCTATGCCAACCCATTCTTAATTGACCAGTATCTACAGGTGTTTCTTCTTTCACTTCTTTTATTGTTTCCTCAGCAATTTGTTTAAGCGTTGCTCCAACTTTTTGTGGAGTATCAGTAGCTAAAGTTTCTAATTTTTTTGCCAGTTTTTCCCAGTCACCACTAAGTTTCATTTTTTTCCACTTCCTCTACCGATATTTCCTGATGTTCCAAAAAATCAGTGTACTTTATAGGTTTATTAGCTTTAAATTTATATTTTATCCCACCTTTACTTACCACCAAAATATCATTCTGCTTTATTTCCACATCATTACTAACAAATATCTTATACGAATTTTTAGAACTATTTATAACTCCAGTCTCAGTAGCTCTTAAAATTCCAGCACTCAACTGGCACTTAACATTTGTATAAACGACTTCCCAACCCTGAACTGTCAAACCAAATTCAGTCTTTGTTTTTGTATTTCTTCTAACTTCTTCTATCACATCGGTATCAAAAAAATCTTCAAACATCACATACCACCTTTATTTTATAACTCCAAGTTTTCTAAAACGATTCAAACTTTTTCTAAATTCCACATCATCATTTAACTCAGTTACAAATTCAACTTTCCTATCTCCACTTTCCATAGATTTTATATTTCTATTTTTATCAAAATTATATTTAAAAATATATTTTGTTATAGGAATTATCAATTCTCTTGGGAAGTCTTCTCGGTTCATATAGTTAATACTATCTTGAACAATGCTCTCAATAGAAAATTTAATCTTTGCTTCATTTGGTATTACATCAGAAATAATTTTTATTTTTTCATAAATTTCATCAATTAATTCAGTCATTTCTATTACCTCATAAAAATAAAAAAGTATGGCGTTTTAACCACACTTTTTTTTACTACGCTTCAATTGCAACTAGACCCTTTACTTTATTATCAAGTATAAAACAGTCATAATAAAATCTACCTAAAAATAAAGTTCCTGAATAATTTTCTGAATCTGTAACTACTCTATATTCAGCTAATTTCACAGGACCAACCGTTGCCGAATTGTGCCCTATTAAACAACCGTAATTTTTAGTTGTAGCTCCACCTACTCCTGTTTTAATTTCCATCCATTTTTTAGTAACTCTTACTATCGGTACTCCGTCAACCATTCCTACTAATCCATTTATTTTTATATTTTGCCCAATATCCGAAGATTTGATGAAATTGTCATCTTTTTTCAATTTTGTTAAAAACTCAGGTGTAACATAAGCGATCCTGTTCTGAGGTACATCCGCATCATTTAATTTCTCCTGTGCCTCCAAAAATTTATTATATGCGTTGTTAGCTGCAAGTCCTGTCACTGTTTGTGATTTTGTATCGCAAGTTTTAAGAATTGTTTCAAATCTGTATTTTTCAATTTCAGGAATAACTCTCTCCCTTAACTGTCTCGCCAGCACTTCTCCAGCTTTAATTTTTGTTTCATCTTCGTCCATTTTATCCAAAAGCATTTTAAAAGCTCTATCTTTTGTTAATGTCAATTCTTGGATTGAATTTTGCAAAATGTCTGCATTTCCATAACCTGTATTTCTGTTATAGTCCCTATTATCAACTGTATTAATCGAAGTTACTTTTACAGTTTTAGCACCTACAAAGCTATAATCATTATTTACTATTTTCTGTGATACCGCTTCACTTGTAAATCTTTCATCAATTTTATCTGCAAATAATTCAGTATAAATCATTGCCATATTCTATCATCTCCTTTATATTAAAAAGAACTAAAAGCCTTATCAAATGCTTCAACTCCTATATCTTTTTTATCCTTTTCTCCTTCACTTCCACCATTTAAAGAGTTTGGTGTTCCTCCGCTTTGTGTTTTAAGATAACTAGATAAATTCTCAGAAAAAGATTTCACACTATCTTCAATCTCTTCTTGAGTATTTCCAGTAATGCTGCCTAAAAAACTATCAGGGATTTTGTATTTTCCTAATATAGCCTTTTTCATCTCATTAGTTTTCAATGTTGCAAGTTCTGTATTTGAAGTATCAAGTTGTTTTTGAAGTTCAGCAAGGCTCTTATTATACTTCTCTTCTGCAGTAAGATTAGCATTATTGATTCTTGTTTCATAATCTTCAATCGTTTCACCGTGCTTTCTCTCCAATTCTTTTTTCTCACTTTCAAACTTTTTTCTCTCTCTTGCAATCCTTTCTTTGATCATCTCATCTACTTGTTCCTGTGTAAATGTATTTTCTGACATAATTATCCTCCCATTTAAAGTCTGTCGACTATTATTTTCTACCTAGATGTTTAATGTCCCTCAGTACGACAAATATAAAAAAGAGCAGTCGTTAAACTACTCTTTTGATTTTTTCTCACTCGAATATAACTCTTTCAATCTTCGTAAAAATGTCAAGGGATTCTCATTTTTAAACTCAGACCGTTTTGCTTGCTCAAAAAATTCCCTATCCATTCTCAAATATTCCCCACGCCAATATATTTTTTCTTTGCTATTTTCAGCATTATCAGCTTTTTCTTCTATTTCCTTTAACTTCTTAAAACTTTTATACACTTCATTATCTTTTGTTAATTTCATTTCTTCTATACCTTAATCCTTTTTCTTCTGCTTTTTCATACTGTTTTAGTACTATCCATCTTTCATAAGTCATTTTATCCAATAACTTATCCTGTTCGGTTAGTATATTCTTCATTTCAAACATATCTTTTGATAACTCATGAATGTACTTTTCATCAATTGCTGCTAAATATTTTAATTTTAAATTAGTAAATGAACTAAAATCATCATTACTGAATCCCCACTCGTGATTACTATTTTTAGGATGGTTATGAGTATATAAAGCGTCTTCAAAGTTAATTTTAGTCATCTTATGACTTGGTATTGAATTTTCATCTCCTTTCAAAATATAAATATCTCCATTTTTAGCTATTACTAACGCATTTTCTTTACTTTTCTTAACGATTTTTTGTTCATATCTTCGCAACAATTCCAGCGGTTCATCTTTATACTCCGTTGCATTAATATTCCCTATATTTCTGTATCTACCACCTTCAACAAAAACAGTACCATTATTATTGATTATACCCTCATTTTCATTATTTTCAAAATCTTCTTTTTCAGGTTCATCAGAAAAAACATCTGAATACTCATAAGGAACAGTTGTACTTCTGCAACGAGGGTGCATTGGCGGATAATTTTCTCCTTCCATTGCATTTTCCGTTTTAAATATTTCACCGTTAAGACTAGCACAAGTATGGCTTGTTCGACTATCCAATACCGCTAAAAACTCATACTTAACAACTCCAGAATCTTTATATCCCATAAGCGTTGCTTGGTTTTGTATATGGGCAGTTTCAGTTCTTACTAGCCTTTCAGCATTTTTATAACTTGTATCAAACTTCTTAGCTATATTTTGCGACATAGTTCTATAGTTAATACCTTTATTCAGTCCAACAATCACTTCATTCTTTATCGCTTTCGCTAAATTATCAATATTACTCCATATTCTACTTGAATAATTAGCCCCACTCCATTCTTGCTCCAGTGCCATTTTTATTGTACTACTACTAATTACACCTTTTTTAAAATTCAAATCCTCAACAAATGATGTATAGGTATTTTCGTAAACATCAGTCAGTGTATCCGTCACTTTGCCTTTTATTTTCTCTCCTGCCTGTATAAGTTCATAGTCAACACCTGCTTTTAAACTGTCCAGTCGACTGATACGGCTTCTATATGCCAAGGTTTCAAGTTCAACTGACATTTTCCTGAACTCAACAGGATTACTTTTTTTCAACTTCTCAATTTCCTCTACATATTTTCCTATATCGTATCGCCATTCTTTATACTCAGTACCACGGAGTAATTTATTTGCTTGAATCTTGTCGACACCTAGTTTTGTCACTTTTTGTTGATATTTAGCGTATAATTGGGCTATTTTATTCTCTATTTCTTTTTTACTCTCACTAAGTATTTTTACATATTCTTTGTATGCTTCTGTACCTTTGTTAAATGATAGCTCTTCTCGTGCAAGTTGCCTTTTTTCCCAATATTCTTTATTCTTGTTTTTCATCTATTTTTTCCTGTTCATTTGCTAACCCTTTATATTCCAACGGTTGTTCAATTTGATTTTCTTTTTCAATCTTTTTCAATTCTGCTTCAGTATCTTCAATAAAAGGCAATAGTGATATTAAACTTTCCTGTGATACAACATTTTGTAAATTTGTTATTACAGTTGAAAGTTCAACCAAGTTTTCAGGAGTATTTCTTGTGAATATTTTTTGAATATCTAACGGTTTCAATGATAATCCAAAATAATCAAAAATTAACTTTAGCCTTTCGTTTAATGCTTTTTTAAAGTACATTTCTTTTTGTGCAGTTAGTTGTTCAAGTGCTAATAATTTATACCCTAATGCCACACCTGAACTATTTCCAGCAAAATTTTCGTCTTGCATATCAGGAATAAAAGAAAATTTATGAATATCCTGGTTCAGCCTATTTTTATTATTTTGAGAATATGTATCGTTTACATTTTTTATTAGCCAGTTGGCTTCTCCATTTTCTCCTAATAACATCACTTTGTTTTTCTTCAAACTCTCTATATCTTCTTCATCAGTTCCTTGCATATTTGTTAACACCAGGATTGCGTCTGTAAAATCCTTCATATCATCTAATGAGGTTGACACTGCTTCATTATATCCGTCAATCAGTGTTATTACTTTTTCAAAATCCCCAAGTTTCCTTTTATTGTTCGCAAATTCAATAATTGGTACTTTGTTAAATCCATGTAATCTAGTTTCGCCTTGCCCCTGTGGAGTTAGTATAATCCCTTCAAAATCCATAACAGAAGTAAATGTATTAACAGTTATAGTTTTATCATCGTAAATCTCCAAAATATAATCATACTCATTATTTTCGTTTTTTTCTTTATTCCACCGAATCGCATATTTTATATTTTTATCTATCGTATTATCTCTAATGACAAAAACATCTCGAGGATCCAGTGTTTTAAAATTTATCGTATTATCTATATTTTTATACCACAACTCATACGACCGACCGAAAATTGAACAGTTTTCAGCATGCTCATAATTACACTGCTGTTCTTCTTCCGTTGCTAAATATTTTCCAACCATCTCGTACTCATTAGCCAAATTATCTTCCAACAACTTATAATTGATATTTTTCCCAATAAAATAAGCTGTTGCTATCGTAGTTATATATCCTGGAAAATTGTGGATAAGTTTACTATCTGGTTTTTCCTTCAACCTATTAGATTTTTCCAATATTTTATGTCTACCAACATAGTAATCTTCCAGTTTTTGTAGTCTCGCTAAATCACTTACTAAAAAATCCCACAATGCTTTCTCCAATGTTTTTAATTCCATCATCTCACCCCCAATATATTTTTATTAATTGTCTTCATCCGATTATTTCTCATATAATCCTCAAGTGCATATCTCATGGCATCCATTAAATGATTAAAGTCATCTATCGGTTTATTTACTGCTTTTCCAAATTTATCTTTATCCCAAGCATAATTAGATATCTCTGTTAAAAAATTTACACACCTTGGATGGATAAAAATTTTAAAATCCTGAATAAATTGTATTCCAGCATTTATACTATCTTTCCCTTTTTTAGATGCTTTTATCCTTAACAGTCCTAACCCTCTTAAATGTTCTATACTCTTTGGTTCCTCACTGTCGGCAGTTATTATTTCTTTCCTGAATCCGAGTTTTTCTATGCTTTTGTAAATGACTGTATTTTGCATCCGTTTTTGATATATTTCATCAAAAACATAAATTTCTTTTTGTTCCTGGTCCATTATCCCACAAAAAAAAGCAGCAGGATCATTGGTATATCCAAAATCTAACCCAAATACTGCTTTTGCTTTTTGCCTTTTATTTAAAATTTCTCTCCAATCAAATTCCAACTCTCTCCAATTTTCATAGACAAGCCCTTCAACAATCCCCCAGTTGCCAAGCCCTGCCACCTGATACCGCCTAGGATTATTCTTTTTCATATCTTCAAATAGCTTTTTATCAGATTCGTCAAGCCATTCATTGCACAGGTAATTAGTTGTAAGAGCTAAAATATTTTTATCTTTTCTATCAAAAAATCTAGCTTTAAGCCAGTGTCTCTCATTCCAAGGATTGAAGCTAATAATTATTTGTTTAAATAATGGTTCTTCAACTATACCTCTTATACTTTCATCTAGCATATTAAACGCTACTTCATCTGTCAACTCATATGCTTCCTCTACCCAACAAAAACATAATTGTCCAACTGAAACTGAAATAGATGTAATTTTCAACGGATCATCGAAACCTCTAAATAAAATCTTTTGTCCAGTAGGTTTATATGTTATTTCAAGTGGACTTTCTTTTAACTCCCAATAGTCTTGAACCTGTAATCTATGTATTGCCCATTTTAAATCTGAATAGCAACTGTCTTTCAAAGTCCTGTATACCTTACGTACAACAAGAGTATTTGCATTCCTATATTTCATCATATTGTATACTATCCATAATGCCGTTGTCTTACTTTTCTTACTTGCTCTTGATCCTTTTACGACCTTGTACCTTCCCTTGAAATTCCAAAAATCT